ATGCGCGAGCTTGAGGAGTTGACAGCAAAGCGCAACAGCTTGGCAACTCGCATTCCAGAAGTTTACGCTCAAAAAGTGATGCAGACCGCAGAGCTTGGACGCAGGCTTCGTTCCGCGCCAGCAAGGACAATGAGTTCCATTTTGGAACGCACTGGCGAGACGCTCACCAAGGTTGACGATGCCGTGACTGGTTACCTCAAGGATCGAGGTCTTGATCAAGCGTACAACGCAGCACTGGGGGCTTCTGGTGTTGTGGGACTTGCTGGCAACCCAGTAGTTGGAGCGATTGGTATTACTGGAGCAGCACTCAAAACTGGCAAGTTCCTCTCCGAGTACGGCAAGATTTTGCGCTATGTTGGCAAGGAAATGGAGAATGCGCGTGGACAGATTCCATTCTGGAAGCGTGTGGCGGCACACACAGCACCGGGTTCGCTTGGGCGTGGAATTGCCCACACATTCAATATGTTTGAGCTTGGTGGTGCTACATCTGATATTATTCGGAGAACAGGACGAGGTGTCGCAGCCGCATATCCATCAGACCTGTTTTTCGAGTGGCTTTCTGATGGTGGTGACATGCGACCGCAGACAATGACGCAGGCTGCAGCCGAGTCTCTCGTAATTGGTGGCTCATTTGCCGCAGGTGGTGGTGCATTCATGGGAACCAAGAAGCGCATGCGTGAGCTTGCTCTTGGAGACGAGATCAACTTCAGACAAGGGCTAACAGATACCAAACAAAAGGCGTTGTACGAGGCCTTGCCTCCGGGTGTTCGCAGGTCAATGGCAACCTATTCCATTGCCAACCCAACGCTAAATTACAACTTTATTGACTCTGGAACCAGCAGTTACGATATCAACACGAATACTGCTAACATCAACATCAACTCCAACAACCCTCTGAAGGCATTGGTGGCTCACGAAACGCTCCACCACACGCTAATCAAGAACAACATGGAGGGTGGTATCGCAGCCCTATTCTTGGGTGATACCAAGACCAATGCGGTTGGTGGTCTGTTTAGGTCAAAGGATGGAAAGCTTGACCCGGAATTCAACCAGTTTAAGGAGGGGTACTATAATCGCCTGCGTAGTGCTGGCATGACCGATGCTGAAATTGGAGTTGAGTACCCACTCGACAAGATTGCTGTCGAATACTTCATCGACCAGCACGCAGACCAGTACGCGACAATGGCAGAGACTGGCGAGCTTGGTGCGCTTGCCGCCCGTGGTGAGGTTCGTAAAAAGCTTGGATCTGTGATGGAGACTGTATTGCCAAAGATCCCCGTCCTGCGTGACCTCCACATCAAGAGCGGTGGCATGATCGACAAGGATGGCGCATGGGTTACTGGTAACGGCATCTTGGGAGCGGAAGGCATCAGGCAAAACCCAATCGCCAACAAGATGTTCCGTGAGATGAGTAGGCGCAGTTCTGGTATGATGCCGGGGCAGTTTGAACCGCTTATCAGCGACAAGGAGGGTTCTGGCGCACCGCTCATGTTCGACCCTGCTAACGCAATCGACATGGAGTTGATGCACCCATTCATCCAAGTGGACGATAACGACAAGCCAATCCTCAAGGATGGAAGACCAGTCTTCATTGACAAATCGGTGGACATCGACCGCGCAATGGCTGGTCTGACTGCCGTGGAGGCAATGCGTAAGCGTCGAGAGTCCAACTATATCCCAGAAAAGGGTGAGGCGTATGTGGACGACGATGGCGAACTACAACCCGGTTGGCTTTCGGATGCTGTGCTAACGGAGATGTTCGCCAAGCATAAGTTCAACAACGAGCAGAAGCGGATGATTCGCCAGACCAACAGGCTTATCAAGCAGGGCGATGGTCAGCGCATGGTGATGATCAACTTCCCAGCGACCACCCGACTCAAGTCCGGCAAGGTAGTCTACGCCCCGCAGAAGGCAGCTATTCGTGACGCTGTGCCAGTAGCGATGACAATCTCCAAGGATGGCAACATTCTGTACGGACTCATGTCTGTCACAAAGCTTCAGGAGAACATCAAGAAACGCGCACAGAGCAAGGGTGGCAAACAACTTTATAGTGGCAATATTGACCTGATCCTGCGGGACACACAGGCGATGATGGACTTCCACAAGAAGGGTGAGGACAGCATCAACTACTTCAACGAAAAGTATGGTGCGGTTGAAGGTGACAAGCGCAAGAAGTTCATCAATACCATGTTCGGTCTGCTCAACAAGAAGGAGCAGGCAGTCCTCAACCCCATGCTTCTGGAGGATGGCATTAAGAGCAAGGACAATGTCTACCGCACCTACCGCGCAGATCGCGTTAGCAAGGCAGTCCCAATGGCCCCAGAGGAATACGCAGCAATGCCGTTTAGCTACGAGGCAGTGAGCCAAGTCCGCATGCCAGAAGCCCAGCGCATGATGCCAGAGGGTGTCTCCCCAGAAGACCTCAACCCCGTAGCTAACAAGCAGGAGGCTCAAGGTCTGTGGGCAGACGGAAAGCAGATGTTTGCGATCAACGAGATGGATGAGAAGCTGACCCCGATCACATCCAAGGCGATGCTGGACTCGTATTCAGCAGATGCTATCGGGTGGATGGAGCCAGAGGCGCAAACCCGGTTCATGCCAGAGGGTGATGTTGAGCCTGTTAAGAAGCCAACAGAAATCAGCAAAGGAACAAAAGATGCATTGCCAGTAATCCAAGCTGTGGACGATCAAGGCGAGCTAAAATTCAAAGACGGGAAACCAGTTCCGCAGATTATACCATACAATTTTCTCAAATCGCCGAAATTGGTTGAGTACGATAAAAACAACCCAACTGATAAAACAAAGCCAAATTATGCTGAACTGGCATATGACATTCCCAAGTCTGCTCAAAAGAAAATTGATCAAGCTATTGATTCTGGAGCAGTAGACGCTGTAGTTGGTGATGTAGTAAAGCGCACAAAGAAATATCTTGAAAACCCAGAAATTGCCGCTGGCATGGGTTGGTATTCGCGCATGAGAGTCAAACTCGTAAATGCGTTAGGCGAAAAAGGACGCGAAATACTCTCTCAATTGCTTGGTGCTACTAGCGCACGAACACCAGTTCGAGAAAACTTTTTACAAGCGATGGATGCACATGAAGGCATCAACGCAGGAAGATATGAACCAAATCGTAAAGCATATATTGATATGCTTCAACTTGAGGAGTCCGGGACGCTAGCCGATGAGATTGTCAATCGCGGGTACTTGGATATTCTGAGTTCAAAAATAAATGACATTGAGGAAAAGGCCAAATCTTTAAAAGGACAAGATCAATCAAATCTGCTCAAGGAGGCTAAAAACCTTAAAAGCCTTATCAATCAAAAACCAGAATCATGGAAACCATCGCAGAGAGCAAAAATAATGATTCTAGCAACAGATATGTTGCCAAGGCGCAGCAATGGAAAGAAATTCAATGCTAATTCATTGGCGGTACTCAAGGTGATTCACGGTTCATGGTTAGACAATAGGAATGCACCAAAGACACCTAATTTTGCTGGCAACTTATCTGGCAGAACTTTGCAGGCAACTATTGATGTATGGGCTGCGCGGTTCTTAAGGGCTGTTTTGTATGAAGGCAAAAAGACACCTTGGAGAATTCAGCCAAAAGCTGAAAGCGCAGTAACGAATGAAGATTTCGCCATTGGTCAAATCATTTTTGAACGCGCCGCCAAGAAGCTAAAAATGAACCCGGATGACCTGCAGGCTGTTTTGTGGTTTGCTGAAAAAGATCGCTGGGATAAAATGGGTTGGACGCAAAAAGTTGGAGCTGAAAAGTCTAGTTTTGATGATATTTTCTCAATATTCTTCCCGGACAAGCAAAAACCATTGAGTTTTGAGGAAGCTTCTGCAAAACTCGCATCTGAAGGCTATGCTGAATCGGCACAAAACCTAGACCAAGAAACAGAAGACAATGAATAACAACGAGATCATTCAGCCTAATGAGCTAAACGATGTTCTGAAGTACTCAAAGATAATGAGATCGCTTCCGATCAATTACGAAAAAGACGCAGATTTAGAAACTGCGTTTCGTGAATGCGATCAATTGGAAGAACTGATGTCTAAAAGCTACTCCAGAAGTACCGCAAAAGGTAACGCTTCCGCTATTGCAAACGCCGCAAAGCTGAAGTAAAACTAACCACCATGAGCGAGAAACTAACCGCAGAACCAGATCAAGAATGGTTCGCAGAGGTCATGCGCCGAGCCGAGGAGCACGGCAACAGGCAGCGTGTGGAGTTTTGGAACCCGCAGGCGGCGGCAAAGTGCCTCTGGCTGCTAGCACAGGGCAAGAGCATCAAAAGCACCTCCGAGATCACCGGGCTTGCCCGTGACACCGTGCGGTCGCTCATGTGGCGGCACAGCGACACTCTGGAGACGAAGCGTAAGGAGTTCTCGCAGAAATATGCGATGGCTGCTGAAACCTACACGGACTTGCTATTTGCAAAGGCAGACCAGTTGTCCGACGATCCCGAACAACTCAAGAACATCTCACCCGACCGACTGGCGATCACCGTGGGAGTCCTCACGGACAAGAGCATGCAACTCTCTGGCATGGCTACCGCGGTCGTGGAACACAGGCAAGGGGCGAGTATCGACGATGCCGCCAAGATGATCGCAGAGGCTAAATCTCGCATTGCCAGCAAGGTGAAGGCGAAGGCAGTCGAGGCTGAAATTGTCGCATGATCCC